GCAGCATTGTCTGGGCGAGTATCAGGTGATGATTGGTTCGAGGACTATGCTCTCTTAGGAGATGACATAGTTATAGCTGACCGGCTAGTAGCCGATACCTATCTGAAGATTATGGCAGGTTTAGGAGTTGGAATCCAACTTTCAAAATCTGTTCATGATTCTTCAGGTCGAGGGGTTCTTGAATTTGCTAAGCGAGTTTACTACGGAGGTTTCTCTGTAGGACCGCTTGCTCTTTTAGAGGTCCTCTCTGCTGCTGGTTCATTGCCAGCGTGGTTGGAATTGGTACGTAAGTATCAACTATCCTTATCTCAAGGTTTAGCTCTCTTGGGATTCGGGTACCGATCCGTATCACGGATTAACCAATCATGGTCAGTGTTGCCTCGTCGCCTTCAGGGTTATGTAGTTTCGTACTACGGACCTGGAGGACCTGGGTTCGAAGGAGACATCCTTAAATGGATGGCCTCTGGAGGTAAAGACTTTAATTATCCAGATTTAATCTGGGTTAAAGATCTTGCTTCGTCAATTAGACAGCGTGTAGAAGATTTACTACCGCGGGCTAAGGCCTTAACCAAGTTGGTTGAGGTCGATAGAACTAGGGCTCACTATGGAACCTCTAAATATGAATCGTGGCAATTGCCTAAATTCTTATTTGTTGGGGATCCTAAGTATTCAGGATCATTATGGCCTCGGGCGGTACGTGCTAATCCAGATGCAATCTGGTTGGTACGGGACCCGGGAACTTTATCACAGGATCAATTAAGATCCTTGATGGGTATGATCGAGTTTTGCTATCGAGACTCTTTCTTTGACCTACATAGTGAACTACGAGGACTTGAATCAGAATTAACTTCTCTCATCGAGGCTGATCTATCGCTAGATCGCCTTTCCGTTCTTGTTACTAGGCTTGAAAACCTAGAGAAGGATATAGAAGGACTGGGTTTAGCCCCAGATCTGACTATACGTAGAGAAGCCCCTCGCCCTACTGACTTTGTCAGAGGGGGAGAGTGGTTATCACGATGGAGAGCATGGAAGAAAGTTAGAAGAAACTTAACTGAAAACTAAGGCTCTATCAATTACTGGCGTGCTAGACTCAATCTTTGCCGAGTAACTAGCTGAGGGACTAAAGCCCGACCAGACCAAAACGTGCATTACGCAAGCTATTAAGACGAATAATCTTAGTAGGCGAACGCCGAAGTTAAGGGGTGATCATGCAGCGGTTAAACGGGTATAACTTGGGAATCCTAAAATAAACGGATACCAGACAATGTTATATCTTAAGACTGATTAGGCATGCCGGCTCTTAGATAGCCCTAGTAAGTGGGAGTATTACTCCCTTCTTGCTGTTTCTTAATTGATATCCTTAGAAATTAGAATCACCTAATTAAAGATGAAAACTTATTTCAGGACGACTAACTGTAGAGATACGGTTATCATATATCCGCAACACCTGCTCCTCTCGAAAGAGTGCGGGGTGGGAATATTTTCAAACGCGTATCTAGG